GTTGTTCGCTGACAGGTCTTGCCAGCTTCCCGCCAAGGCTTTCGTGCCGCCCGACGCATTGGCCATCCAGTCACTAGGCAGTGTCAGTTCAGCCAGGATGGTCCCGCTGTCAGCCGTTCCGCAGTTGGCAGGGGCAGCGCCCGTGCGGATGCGGATGATGGCACTCGTCCCCACCGTGGTTTCAATTGCGTCGAGGCGCGCATTGCGCACCGCTGTCGATAGCTGAATGGCCATTAGTTGATTGACCCCGTCACAATTTCCACTCGCTTCTCACCCGTGCGCGGGTCCTTGACCAAACGCTTGGGCGCGGCCATGACCCCGGCCACTTGTGCAATCGCCTGCGCTGCTTGCCCGATACCGTCCGCCGCTTGGGCCATGACCTGTGCATTCTGCGCCATGACTTCCGCCGTCTGCGCCTGCACCGCGATAATGGCCTGCGCCGTCTGCTGCTGTGCCGCCACCATGGCTTCCTCGCCCGGTGTCAGGTAGCTGATTTCAGGCCCTTCCATGTCGTCGCCTTCCATGGGTTCTGCCGTGGCCCGTGCGCGAATGCTAGACTTCATGCTGGCCTCGCGCATGGTGTTGACGTGGCCTTGCCGGTCGGAGACGAACTTGAACTGCGCCAACTGCATGTCGCGCTGATGCTTCATGTCTTCGGCTTGCTGCTGGCGGACCATTTGCTGCTGCTGGGCTTCGGCGTCCATGGCCATTTGTTCCCGCTTGGCCATAAGGATGAGCGCCTGCTTTTCCTTCTCCGCCTCAATCTGCACCATGGCGGGGTTGGGCTGCTGCTGGGCCATTTGCGCCTGCTGTTCCTGCGCCTGCTTCAGCTTGTCCAGAAGCAGGCGTTTCTTGGGCAGGCTTGAGGCTTCAATCAGCACGTCGGGCGGAATGGGCATGCCCGCTTGCACCAGTTCGGCCAGCCTCTGAAACTGCTCTTCCTGAATGACCGCCGTGTCCGGGGTCGAGTCGATGACAATGTCCACGTCCATGTCGGCGGGCGCGTTCTGCATCTGCATGGCAGGCTGTCCCGTCATCGGGTCAATCTGCGGCATGCCGGTCATGGGGTCCACGGCAGGCTGGGGCACGTTCAGGCCCACGAAGCGCGGGGCATTCTCGTCGTCGGTCACCCGTATCCACTTCGGCTGGTTCCAGAACTGCTTTATCGCGTCCCAAAAGGCCCGGTAGCACCTGAGCGTCCAATCATCGAACTGCGCCAGAAGCGGGGCTTGTTCGGTGAGACCAGCCTGCTGCTCGGCTAGAATGGCGCGGCCCGATTGGCTGGCCCCCTGCCGACCGACAATGCCAGGTGTCGGGCTTTGGCGGCGCATTTCTTCCTTGGCGTCTCGCAAGAGTTCCAGATGACCGGGAGCCAAGTTCCGGTCGCCCAGCTCCTCAATCTGCCCTTCGCGTGCTTCGATAATCCCGTCTGGCTTGGCCCACTGCTGCCTGACCGTATCAATGTCGATGACGCCGGGGTCAACCCTGAGCTTGGCCACGTTCAGGATATGCACGGCCTTGCTTCGCGCCTTGTTGATGGCGTCCTGCGGCCCGAGCATGTCGCGCACGATGCCATAGCGGCAGTTGTCGATGTCCACGTAAGCCGACTGCGCAAGGATGGCACAGCGCGGGCGTCCGGTCTTGCTATCGAGGAACGGGCTGGGGCCGCTTTCCAGAATGCCCCCGGAGACGAAGACGCACTTTTCCCAGTCGCCGCCTTTGCGCTTGTACATTTCGAAGCACATGATGCGGCGCTGTCGGCTGTCCACCCATGCCCAGCCGTCCTTCGGTCGGTCGCGGTAGGTGTCGGAAGCACTCTGGTCGTAATTGAACGACGTGCGGATGGTTTCGGCTTGGTCAGGGTAGAGGTCGATGATGTCCTGCTCGTCCATCCACTTCGCGATGCCCATATACCTTGCGTCACCAAAGTCCGTGTCGCGGGAATATGGGTCGTAGAAAAATTCTTCGGGCCGGATGCGGCGCAGGCCAATCTCAGCCCCTTCCGCCATTTCGGTCACACCCGCGCAAATGCCCCAGACCAGAAAGTCCTTCAGGCAATCGCGGCGCTTCGATTGGAACCGCGTCACGTCCGCCACATAGCGCAGCCCGTCCGTGGCGACTTCGGCGCTGTCCTGGTCCTTCGGCGTGCGGCCCCACCCCTTCGGGTCGGTGCGGCCCCGTTCCACAATGCCGATGATGGCGTTGACGGCGGGCTTCACATGATTGAACGCAAGCGCGGGCTGGCCACGCGCCTCGAGCGTGCGGCGCTCCCCGTCGGTCCACTGAATACCATCGTAATAATTTTGATAGACCTGTGTGTCCCGGCGCGCGCGGTCCAGCATATCCATGGCGACCGTGGCTTTGCGCTTCAGGTCGGCCAGATAGGCGTCCGCTTCTTTCTGGTCATAAGCCATCATGCTGTCTTCCAGTTCTGCTGTGCCGCCAAGGACCGCGTGCGGGCGTAGCGGTCTTCACCCTTGGGAGGGGCCGCTAGCCTGTAAACGGCACTCGACGTGTCAGCGACCGCGCGCCCGATGAGGCTGCAGGCGTCCACTGCGTCGTCAAACTTGCCAGCCGGAAACCGCACCAACTGGTCAATGATGTCATTCGCCCACGGGGCTTTCGGAAACGCTACTTTCCCGTTTGCAGCTAGAGCTTGAAACGCCCGCGCCCGCGTGGGCTTGTCGTGAATGGAACTGACCCACTCCATTGCAACCCATGTCTTGCGTTCGGTCATGCGGCGATCGAGGACGCCCTCGATGGCCCGCTTGATGACGCCCGCTTCGGAAAACCAGATGAGCGGCTTGTGCTTCGCTACCAGGTCCAACTGCTTGTCTATCCAGACGCTCGCATTCGTCTGCCCGCGCCACCAATCCAGCGCATAGATGGTGCTGTCAGGGCCAATGCCCCAGACCGCATGTTCCGTGTAGTCGCCCCCTTCGTCAGTCACGGCCAAGTCGCTGGTGCCATAGACGTTGACCTTGGGAAGGTCGTCGTAACGCTTGAACCAATCGGCCTTGAAGAACGTGCCTTCATCAGGCTGAGGGTCTTGCTGGTAAAGCGCCGACCAGAAGCGCGGCAGCGTGTTGCGCTTGATGCGTTGCAGGGCGTCTATCGGATAGGCTTCGGGCCACAAGGCGTGGCCCTCGTCGTCAATCGCAGGCAGCTCGACCACTTCCCATTTGTCGCCGCCGTTGGCCTGTTGCTCAAGCAAATAGCCGGACAAGTCGTCTTCGTGCATGCGGTGGTTGATGAGGATAATGGCCCCACCCGGCATAAGACGGTTATAGACGCTGCCCTGATACCAGTCTTTCACCCTGCGTCGTTCAATTTCGCTTTGGGCGTCGGCCATGGAGCCAAAGGGGTCGTCGATAATGAACTCGTCCGCGCCCTTGCCGAGAATTTGCGAGCCAACACCAACCGCATAGAATATTCCACCGTGCCTTGTGTGCCAGCGGCCTGATGCCTGGCTGTCGTCGGCGAGTTCGACGTGGGGGAACAGTCTTCTGTAGGGGTCGTCCCGGATGATGTTCCTGACTTCACGTCCGAAGTCATGGGCGAAACTTTCTGATGCACTGGCACTGATAATCTGGCGGGTCGGGTTGCGGCCCAACACCCATGCCGGATAGCGCCGCGAGGCGATTTCCGATTTCCCGTGACGCGGGGGCACGAGAAGCATGAGCCGGTCGATTTCGCGGCGCTCGACCCGTTCCAGGTGACCGGCAATAACCCGGTGGTGGTTTGCGGTCTTGTAGCGGTCGTAGGTGAATTCCGTGAAGTCAATGAGGCTTTGTCTTGCCGTCCTGCGGCGCAGCAGTTCCGTCGCGGCCTGAATGTCGTCGGGCAATGATTGCAGCGAGTTCGCTGTCTGTAAGTTCGGCGATGGGGCGTTCATTGGTCGTTGTTACGTCCACGCTTTGCGGGGCTTTGCCGTCAATGCGGTCAGCGATTTCCCTGAACGCAGCCAAGTCGCCTTCGACGGCCTTCTCGACAACAGCAGCCGCAGCAATGGCAAGTTTCTTGCGCCCTTGCGGGTCACCTTCCTGCACTCTGTTGACAGCAATCAGCAGCGCATCGCGAATGAGTTTGTCCCGCTTGTTGCCTGAAGACGCACTGCCCATAATAATCTGCTAACCCGTTGATATTGGAATTTTCTTTCGTGCTCTCGCCGAGCATTTTACACTTTATTGCGCCACCGGCTCCACATCATGCCGTGCCACGACGATGCGGGTGTTGTCGTCTGCACGCAGCCACACCTGGCTTGAGCCGGGGACGGGGTTCCAGTCTTCGACCGTGGCGATGGTGTTGAAGGTTGACCAGTCGTCGGAGCGGATAACTGCTTTCTGCTGCATTGCTACCCCGTTATGGCGCTGAACACCGGGACGTAATAAGCGGCCGTGCCGATGTAAATTTTGATGAACCCGCTGCTGTCGCGGGATGTCGTGCCCTTGAACTTGATTGTCCCCGTGCCGGTGCTGTTGGCCGTCACGTCGCTGGTTCCGGTGATGGTGTTGTGGCTGGCTTGACCCCCAGTGTCGCCGGTCACACGAAGTTCAACGCCTGTCTTCAGATACGTGCTGACCGAGCGCAGGGTTTCAACATTGGCTGACACAAGGCCGATTTCATTGGTTCCGACATTGCCGATGCCCGCATTGTTGTTGCCCAGGGCAAGGAACGAATTGTAGCCCGTGGCACCGGGGGCGTCGTTTGCAGACCCGATGGCGACGTTGCCGTCATTCATGACCCGCAGCCTTCTGGTGCCGCCGGTCGTAAACGCAATGTTGTCCGCCGCCGGAAAATACATTCCGGTGTTTGGGTCGCCCTTGGTTGTCAAAGCCGCAGCCGTCGCGCTGCCTGCGTTGATTTCAACGGTGGCAAGCTGCGTGTTCAGGGTGTTGGGCAGACAGCCCACCACCGTCAGGCTATTGGCGTTGGACGTGATGTCAAAGCTTGACGTGCCGTTGCCGTTCAGGTCGCAACCGATTGCAGTGACGTTGTTTCCGTCGGCGCAGCGAATGCCGAACGATTGCGGCGAGCCGCTGGTATTTCCGCAAATGGTGCCGGTAATTGTGGCCCGCCCGGCGACAACGTAGACACCATTGCGCCGCCCTGCGCCGGACGCCCGGCCATTGTTGTCGCAGCGACTGCCGGTCACCGTTATCTTGGTGGCCGATGACGCAATGCCGTCCTGGCTGTTGTCATAACTATGGACGTTGTTGATGATTGCGCCCGTGTTGTTGACCGTCAGTTCAAGGCCAGAACCCAGGTTTGATGCAGGCGTTGCCAGTGTCGGGCCTGTCAAGTCAAGGCCCGACCGCTCAAGGAAGCAGTTCTGTATGAGAATCTGGTCGCCGTAGGTGTCAAGGTACAGTTCGGAATTTCCGTCTGAGCCGTAGAACCCTCCAAATATGCGGGCGTCGTTGATGGGCACCGTCGCGCTGCCAACGAAGCCGACACCAACACCGCTGTTGCCAAACGTGGCGCACATCTTCAAGGGGCCGACAATCATTTGCGACGGGCCGGTCTGCGTCTGAAAGAAGAACCCGCGCGCAGTGTTCATTTGGGAGAGGCAGTTGGTCAGGTTCCACTGGCACGGCCCGCTGGTTGCCGCCGCCGTGTTTTTGTTGCGGATGTAAAACCCGTTGTTCAGGTTCTGCTGCGCTATGCAGTCCAGAATCTCCGACCAATCTGTCGGCCCGATGCTGAGCCCGTCCCATTGCTTCTCGACCAGTAGGTTCTGAAACCGCGTTTGTCCGACAACCTTGTTCTGCAGGTCGATGCCGTTTGCGCCACTGGTGGCCGTAACACTGCGCGTGAGCCTGAACGACTCGATGACCGTGTTGTTCAAGAATTCGGTAATCGTGAACATGGGCAGCGTCGTGCTGTTGCTCTTCACGATGCAGGCGTCGAACCCGTCCCCGTACCACCTCTGGCCGTTGAGCGTGACCGTGACCGTCCCGCTAATCAGATAGGTTCCGGGCGGAATATACACGGACTTCGAAAATGCCGCCGCGCCCTGAAACGCGCTCAATGTCGTGGCCGCATTCGTGTCGTTGTTGTAGGCACCGAATTGCAGGACATTGACCGTGTCAAGGTCGAGTTCCCAAATGGTCGCCGCACTGTTCGAGGTGATGCGCGGCGTGCCTGCCCCCGTCGTGCCGGAAGCGACCCGCTTGTAAAGCGCCCCGCCACCGTCGCCGGTCGCGTAATAGCCCGCCGTGCGGATGTGGTTGATACCAGCGTCAATCGTTGCGCTGTTGACAGCAGCGACCGTGTCAAACCCGCCGACCATGCCTTGCGCAGTGGCGACGGAGACAGCCGTCGGAACGGCAGTCGATGCCGTGCTGTTGGCAACGATAGTGCGCGCGCCTTGCGTGGCCAACTTACTTAAGGCAATCGCGGCGCTGGCATTGACATCGCCGTCTACGATGACACCAGAACCAATCGCCGTGACACCGGCATTGCTGACCGTCACGTCACCCGTCAGGGCAGTCACGGTCGGGACGCTTGAGGCGTTACCAAGGAGCACGCTGCCGCCCGTCATGCTCGCGAGTTTGCTGTAAGCAATAGCCGCCGAGGCATTCACGTCGCCGTCTACAATGACGCCTGCGCCAATGGCGGTGGTGAACGACCCCGCGCCCGACCCCGTCACGTCGCCCGTGAGAGTTATTGTCTGGTCGCCGCTGTTGGTGCCGGTCAGGCCCAAGTCAGTTTTCAGCGTGGCCAGCGTGTTGACCTCAGGCGCGCCCGAACCAGCCGTCTTTCTGTAAATCAGGCTGCTTGTGGCCATGTTGGCCATTTTGGCCAAGGTCACGGCGTTGTTATCAATCGTCCAGACCGTGCCGGTGCCGGAAACCGTGATGTCGCCATAATCGGCGTCACTGACCGGGCCACCGCCCCCACCACCTGGCGGGCTTGCCCATGTTCCATCAGCGCGCAGGAAATTGGTGGTGCCGCCGCCAGAGGCCGGGGTGATACCCTTGAGGCTCGACGTGAAGACGTTCAGACTGGCGACCGCAGTCGCGTCCAAGGTCCACGTTGAACCGGCACTGGAAACGATTACGTCGCCCTTGTCGCCGTCGAGCGCAGTAATCCCGCCGCCGCTACCAGCCGTTAAAAAAAAAGCGGGGTTTGCCGCGCGAGGCTGGATATAGACCCGGAATTGCTCAGTATCGCCGGCGGAAGTCTGCACTCGGAAATCAACGTGGCCATAGCCAGCCAGGCGCTGGGTCAGGCGGGTCGTCGTGTTCGAGGCGTTGGAAATCACAATTCCGGTCGGCGTCCTTGTGACCAAGACAATGGTCGCGCCGTCAAGGTAAGCCCCCATGTCGACGATATAGGTCAGGTTGTCGTCGTCTTCTTGGTAGGCCAGGAACTCCTGCGGGTTGACGACAGACAGACCACGGGTGGCATGGCGCTTGTTCTGGGCCAGCAATATGGTCCGGTCAGCCATGCGGGGACACCTGAAAAGAACAGGCGCGCGCAAGGCCCGAGGCCCGCGAACGCCTGTTCAAGTTTGTCGTAACGGAGGAGGAGAAACGGCGGGCAAACGCGAATCAGACGCAGTTCGCCCGCTACACGTTTTCTGAATTAGTTCTTTTCTGCGTGCAAGCGGATTTATGTCCTGAAGCCATAGTGCTTGGCCAAGGCGGTTGCCGCACGCCGAAGCAAGTTCAGGGCTTCGTTGGGTGAACCCCCATTGTGCTGCATCATCCACCGCCCGGCGCTGATACCTGACAAGGCGACCGCGTCCACCAACTGAACCGCATGACGGTGCAGGGTCATGAGGACCGAGATAGCATGGTCGCGCCTTGCTTGGGCGGCAAGGCGGGTGTTTGACAGGTCGCCCGTCGCCCCGCTGATAGCCTGCTGGTAGCTGCCGACGCAGGCCGGAAGAAGACCCGCCAGGTAGGCGTCGGCGTGCCAACGCTTCAGGGCGTCGGCTTCGTGGGTGTCGAGGTAGAAGCGCCTCAGGTACCAATCCACCATGTCCTGCTCCACCCTGACACGGCGGGTGGAGCGGTCACGGGGGTCTGGCTGTTCGAAGACCCAGTGCGCATGGGTTCTGGCTTCGTCGGGGCCGTAGTCGGGGGGCTGGTCTTCAGTCTTGTGTTTCATAAGCGGCTCTACCGGAGACAGGTGACAATAGGGACAATAGGTCGGTCAGGCAGGGCTTTTGGCACTATTGTCACCCGTCGCCGGGTGCTTCTTCTTTTTGTTTGTCGGACATATCAGCTGCCTACGGTCGGAAAGTCTTCGTCCAGACTTCGCCAACTCAACACTTTGCAAGGCTTGCCCTCATGCCAAAAGTTGAACGCCTTTATGAGGAGTGCGGCCACGTCTACCGCGTCCAAGGGGCGACCGTCAGCAGACCTTATGCACCTGTTCCTGAAGGCAAGAATTGGGCTGTCAGCGTGCAGTCCAATGCCAGAGGAGACCTTCGTGAAAAACTCTTGAGGCTCACTTTCGCCCATACGCTGCCGGATTTGGTACACACCGGAAGCGAGGCCAGCAACGCTTCCGGCCTTCCCAATGTTGCGGGATATTTCCTTGGCTATCTTCGCACTTTCCACCAAGTCTGGGCATTTTTGGGCGTAACTCAAAATCTCATGCTTTGAGGCATTGACGCTACGAACAGTCTTAAACCCGCTCTCGACGGCCATAAGAACCTTCGCCGCTGACGCAAGAGTGGTCCCGTTCGGGTATCCGGCAATCTCAAATATGTTGCCTGCCGTCCTTCCACGGCCAACGTCGATGCGGTCAAACGCTTCGGTGGCAACGCCAAAGGAAAAATCGAACTTCACCGTGACACCGGATGCCCTCGCCGCCATCAGCCGATGCTGACCGTCCAACAGGCGGCCAGACCTGTCCAGCTTAATGGTGTCGCCAGTCTCTACCCATTCACCAACCGACATTGAGTTGGCCAGGACTTCAACGTGCCGTGAATTTAAGTTCCGGTTCCCGTCGTTGTTCTCAAGCACAATTCCAGCGTCTTCTGGCGTAACCAAAACTGACGGAACAATTACACGCTGATTTTTTGCTAAATTGATTTGCTTGTTGAGCCAATTTTTGAAGTTGTGCTCTTTAATGTCTGGACCTGGCATTCGTTTTCTCCGTTTGTTGCCCGGAAGCCGTCTGGGTTGCGGTTTTTCAAACTGGTAGCTGGTCGTCGGGCTGGCGCTTCATGGTTTGGTTCTGCTGTTGTGCTGTGAGATGGCACGCTGTGCCGCAACGCTGGCCTTCAGGGCCTCGCTGACGCCCGGAAACTGACTGGCGGGTGCAGCGCTAGCCGAAGGTGCCTCCCCGCCGTCCACGACCTTCTGAAAGCCACTGTCGGCCTTCCAGCGAAGGACTTGTGCTGCGCGGTGCGCCATCTCTTCGGTTTCGGTTCGCCCGTCGCGGCAGAAATCTTGCTCAAGCTGAAGATGGCGCGGCAGTCCCGGTGGCGGCATCTGCTCGCGCATGATGTCCACCAGATTGGCAACCGTTGGCCAGTAGGTTGAGCGACGGATGTGTTCGGTCAGGGCAGCGTTCAGCCGATCGGCGGGATAGGCCCCGAGGCTTGCGTGCCATTCCGCCGCCATGAGCCGCATGTCCGCGCCTCGTCGCTCGCCGTAATTCGCCAAACAGCGGGCCAAGAGCCTGGCAACGTCAGTCGATGACGCGCGCTGCGGCAAACCCGTGGCGGGCAATGTCGGAAAGCTGTTCGAGTTGCGATTTTCCGCTATTTCGTTGACCATTTCGCGCTCCGTGGGCGTTCAAGGCCCAGTTAATCCACGTCCGTTTCCAGTCGATTTTCGTAGCCCCGCCGCCGCTTTTTGCGGCCCAGTAGTTGGCGAATTTCGTGGCCTCGGCGCGCAAGTCGATGGCAGGCAACTGGCCTTCAATCCGCGCATTTTCGCCGTCTTCCAGCCAATCGTCGGGCACGACCGCGTCGGCCGGCCAGCGGGTTCCCCGGACTTCGCGGCTTGGTTTTTTCAAAACGGGCTTGGCAAGGATTTGGGGTTCTAATGGGTCAGCGCGAACTTGTTCGCGCGCCTCTCTATCTCCTTCCCCTTCCTGTTCCTGTTCCTGTTCCCCACGGACTTGCACTTGCTCAGGCATGTGCATGCACGTGCTTTCACCTGTTTCGACAGGTGCAGGGATTTCAGACTTGGATTCCCTTACGTTTACTTGCTGGTGCTTGTGCCAACTTGGAATGTGCGCGAACGTGCGCGCACCGACCCTGTACTTGACGACAAAGCCATATGAGGCGAGCGCCTCAAGGGCCGCACCGAAGTCGATAGGGTCGTAAGGCAGCACGTCCAGTTTGATCGCGCGGGGCTTCCACTCAAAGCGCCCTTCCCGATCGGCAACAGTCCACAGGCCCGCAAAGATCAGCCGCAGGGGGAAGCCCGAAGCCTGCTCCGCTTCAAACAAATCTTCGTGGCGGAAGAAACCGGGCTTGATTGTTCGAATGCGCGCCATTACCGCCTCACCGCCTTGTTGATTTCGAACCGTGGCACCCCGCCGACCATGTCGGAGCGGATACCGATAACCGTGTGCGCGCTTTCGGTCTTGCCCTGGCTTTCGATTTCCACGTTGACCAGATAGCCCCGCGCCGACCAGTAGGCCGTGATCATGCGGGCGAGCGCCTTTGCGCCCTCGACATTGCACCAGTCGCGTGTCGGCAGTTCTTTCATGCTTCCACCACGTCGATGTTGAGCAGCGCCTTCATGAGTTTGACCTTGAGGCGATAGGTCGGTAGGCGCACACCCTTCACGTCCAGAACGACGCGGGCCTGCTTTGCGTTGTCGAAGAAGATTTCGTCGGCCACGTAGTCGCAAATGTGGTGCCCGTTAATTTCCAGCCTGAACCGTTTCTGGCGTTCCAGGTGGCTAATCTCCCCCGCCTTCTCGCGCAGCTTGGATACGCACCAATGCTGGTATTCGCGCTGGCTGGCGAAGCGGCCTTCTTCGGTCGTCACAGGCTTGGCGCGATATTTGTTCATGGTTGCGCGGCCCCGGCAGGAGGGTGAAGCCGGAGCCGCGCGGGCACTGCACCGCCGGGCACGATTAGGCTGTGCAGTGCGTTGTTCATATGCCAGCCGCCTTTGTAAGCTGCGCGGCCTTCTCAG